ACCGGATGGCCGCGCCCCGCTTTTTGTGGTGGTCCCATGTGGGTCCCACACACTTTGCTATCAACCAATGAAATTGCAGCCTCAAACGTTAGATAATTGTTCATTTGTCTTTATATACTTGGTCCCCAAGTATTTTGTCTTGCAATATGTGGGACCCACTACTAAATGAATTTCCTGAATCCGTTCACGGATTTCGTTGTATGTTAGCTATTAAATATTTGCAGGCCGTTGAGGAAACGTATGAGCCCAATACTTTGGGCCACGATTTAATTAGGGATCTTATATCTGTTGTTAGGGCCCGTGACTATGTCGAAGCGACCCGGCGATATAATCATTTCCACGCCCGTCTCGAAGGTTCGCCGAAGGCTGAACTTCGACAGCCCATACAGCAGCCGTGCTGCTGCCCCCATTGTCCAAGGCACAAACAGGCGCCGATCATGGACGTACAGGCCCATGTACCGAAAGCCCAGAATATACAGAATGTATCGAAGCCCTGATGTTCCCCGTGGATGTGAAGGCCCATGTAAGGTGCAGTCTTATGAGCAACGGGATGATATTAAGCATACTGGTATTGTTCGTTGTGTTAGTGATGTTACTCGTGGATCCGGAATTACCCACAGAGTGGGTAAGAGGTTCTGTGTTAAATCGATATATTTTTTAGGTAAAGTCTGGATGGATGAAAATATCAAGAAGCAGAATCACACTAATCAGGTCATGTTCTTTTTGGTCCGTGATAGAAGGCCCTATGGAAACAGCCCAATGGATTTTGGACAGGTTTTTAATATGTTCGATAATGAGCCCAGTACCGCAACCGTGAAGAATGATTTGCGGGATAGGTTTCAAGTGATGAGGAAATTTCATGCTACAGTCATTGGTGGGCCCTCTGGAATGAAGGAACAGGCTTTAGTTAAGAGATTTTTTAGAATTAACAGTCATGTAACTTATAATCATCAGGAGGCAGCCAAGTACGAGAATCATACTGAAAACGCCTTGTTATTGTATATGGCATGTACGCATGCCTCTAATCCAGTGTATGCAACTATGAAAATACGAATCTATTTTTATGATTCGGTCAGCAATTAATAAACATTAAATTTTATTAAATTAGACTGCTCAACACTGTCAGTCCCATCGAGTACATTGTACAATACATGCTCTACGGCTTTTACAACTGTATTAATACTTATAATCCCTAAACTATCGAGGTATTTTAATACTTGGGTTTTAAATACCCTCAAGAAATGCCAGGTCTGAGGGTGTAAGGTCGTCCAGACCTGGAAATCCATCCAGCATTGGTGTAGTCCCAACGCTTTCCTCAGCTTGTGGTTGAATCGTATCTGGATGGTTATTATGTCCATCGTCATTCCGAATGATTTGTTGTCGTGCTGGATGATCTTGAAATAGAGGGGATTTGTTACCTCCCAGATAAAGACGCCATTCAGCGCTTGAGCTGCAGTGATGAGTTCCCCTGTGCGTGAATCCATGGTTGTGGCAGTTGATGTGTACGTAGTATGAGCACCCACAATTTAGATCAACCCTCTTACGCCGGATGGCTCTACGCTTAGCAGCTCTGTGTTGGACCTTGATTGGTACCTGAGTATAGTGGCTCTTCGAGGGAGATGAAGGTTGCATTTTTTAGTGCCCAGGCTTTTAATGCGCAATTCTTTTCTTCGTCCAGGAACTCTTTATAGCTGGAATTGGGCCCTGGATTGCAGAGGAAGATAGTTGGAATTCCCCCTTTAATTTGAATGGGCTTCCCGTACTTTGTGTTGCTTTGCCAGTCCCTCTGGGCCCCCATGAATTCCTTGAAGTGCTTTAAATAATGCGGGTCTACGTCATCAATTACATTGTACCACGCATCATTACTGTACACCTTTGGACTTAGGTCTAGATGTCCACACAAATAATTATGTGGGCCTAGAGACCTGGCCCACATTGTTTTGCCGGTTCTGCTATCACCCTCGATGACAATACTATTAGGTCTCCATGGCCGCGCAGCGGCATCCATGACATTCTCAGACACCCATTCCTCTATGGCCTCTGGAACTTGATCAAAGGAAGAAGAAAGAAAAGGGGAAACATAAACCTCCTTTGGAGGTGCAAAAATCCTATCTAAATTATTTTTTAAATTATGATATTGAAAAATAAAATCTTTAGGGAGTTTCTCCCTAATTATTGCCAGAGCAACATCAGCGGAACCTGAATTCAGGGCCTCTGCTGCAGCATCATTAGCTGTCTGTTGACCTCCTCTAGCAGATCTTCCATCGACCTGAAATTGACCCCAGTCGATGTAATCACCGTCCTTCTCGATGTATGACTTGACATCGGATGAGGACTTAGCTCCCTGGAAATTTGGGTGGAATTGGGAGGAGTTATGAGGGTGAGTGACATCGAAATGTCTGGGGTTTCTGAACTGGGCCTTACCCTTGAACTGGATGAGAGCATGGATATGCAGAGACCCATCTTGGTGTTTTTCTTGTGCCACTCGGATAAATAATTTATCTGATGGACAGTGTATGGATTTGATGAGTTCGAGCATTTGCTCTTTTGGGATTGGGCATTTTGGATATGTAAGGAATATGTTTTTTGCTTTAACTTGGAAGGAATTAACACGTGGCATATTGAATTGGGTGCTCTCGAAACTCTGTGGGAATTGGGGGCTTTGGGTGCCCATTTATATGGAGCACCCAAATGGCAAATTGGTAATTTTAGAACTTTAATTTGAAATTTGAAATTCAAAATTCAAATTTTAAATCCCCAAAGCGGCCATCCGTATAATATT